AAAAGTTTTTTGGGAGTCACACGGGCATATACTTGGGTTGTACCTATATCCGCGTGTCCCAGCATCCTGCTGACAGTTTCAATCGGCACTCCGTTTTCCAATGTCATAAGGGTCGAGAACGAATGTCTCCCCATGTGGTATGACAAACGGCCTTTTATCCCGACTTTTATTTTGATGCTTGTAAGACACCATTTCAAAGCCTGGTAGGGGATGACGGGAAACAAGGTAGCCCTTGTCTCATCCTTGTACTTTTCAATAAGAGCCACGGCTTCCGGCAACAGCTTAACACGGCACAGTTGTCCGTTTTTGCCTCTTCGGTATTTCAACCATGGCGCTCCCTGATCATCCTTGGATAGGTTATCAGGGGTAATTGCAACTACATCAACATATGAAGTTCCGGTGTAGCAGGCGAAAAGAAACATATCCCTGACTATAGAGTGTTCGGGGCGGCAGCCGGTAAGCTCTACATCTTTTATTTTTTCGAAATCATCCTTGCTCAATGCTCTCGGGGGAGTCTCTTTCTGTTTTGGCAGCTGGTAGTGTTCAAAATAGGACTTGTCCGAATGCCCTTCCTTGAATGCGATACGGCAAATCTTTTTCAGTATGGCCAGATAGTGACGTACAGTTTGGACTCCCAGTCGTTTCTCAATTACAACATATTCCTGAAATTCACGTATAAACAGCTCATTAAGCTGGCAAAAGGCAAGGTCTGACACCTTGAATCTGCAATTTATGAATTCTGCAAGACGGTTACGGGTATAAATATAGTTTGGAAGTGTACGGTGGGATATGTCTATCCCCACACGGGACTTCACTTCCTCGATATGCCTGTCGAACAGCTTGAGCAATGTCATTTGGGTATCTTTGCTGCCTTGAAGCATTTCTTTTACATCCGTTGCATTAAAATCATTTTTCCGTTTCACGAGAGAATCAAAGGCAGCGTTTACAGCCAATAGCAACTTGGCGATTTTTGCATTGGTTTCCACCGCTTCTTTACTTTTCCCATTCAACCGACTCTCACGTGAATTCCATAACTCTGGAGTACATGACAGCTTGCAACTGAATTGCGCCATCGTGTTGTTCACCGTTATTCGTCCCATAATTGGAGCCTTTCCGAACTTGTCAAGACCGCTCTTTTTCAGGTAGAGCAACACCTTGAATTTTTCTATTTTCATACGCTTATCCTTTAATGGCAAAATTACCTAATTTATAAGCGTTCTTTGATATGCAAAATATTGACAACCAGTGAATAATAGTCCATTGTGATAACTTCTGTACTCCTCATTGCGTTACCTGTATGCTTCGGTAACTGGACAGCTAACGCTTTGGTAACTGAACGAATACTATAAATCACTTTTTTTTGCGTTTTACTCATTTGGCAGAATTCAGCAAATATGCTAAATACCAACCATTTAAGTTTTATCTACTAATTTCTGTTATCGCTTGCTTTCCTGTTACTTATGCACTTGGGCCCGTCACTCCTTTGCCACAGTATTGAAACGTTCCGGAGTCAATATTGGCATTATCAGTGAACTAATGGGACATGCTAATCTGGCAACGACGGAAATATATTTAGATGGTTTCGAAGAAAAACAAGTAGAACAAGCCATGCAGCATCTTGTTTAAATTTAGCCCTGAGTCTTTTTAGATTCGGGGCATTTTTTTTTATTTTTGGGAAAACAAAACTCCATGGCAGCGGAAGAAGAATATCAACGAACTGGTTTTGAAGGAAAAGACCTGAAAGCTATAGATACCCTTTTACACACCTATTTCGATGCTTCGGGATGGGAGTTCAGTGAACTGATACAAGCGAATAGGAATTATTACATCAAACAAGGAGCATCTCCCCATCCCGATCAATATGAATTTTTCAAGGATAAAGATATAATAATCGATTATCCCATAGATTTATACACTAAATTGGAAGACTTTACCCGGAACGATGAATACCTGATTACCGATGACCGACAGGATACCATTATCTGGTTATTACCTGATTTCTACAGCTACAATTTTGCCAGCAGTAAGTTATTCGAGGCAACCAATGATTCCGGGTTTTATTATTTCTCGGAGTTCGTCCGGCCTGATATGCTCCGGTTATTTAGATCCATGTACAAATTATTTACAGCCCAAAAACCTTTCGATCAGTTGGGTGTTTCCTCCAAGCCTATAAAAATCGTATACGGTAATAAAGAAATAGCTCTGGATAATGAGGATAACTGGTTCTTTCAACACCTGAAAGAATACCTCGATACCTATTTAAAAGAGAAAACCATTGAAGAGGTACATACAGAACTATCCCTATATAAAGCCAGGGTGGGAGCAAAATCCGATCATACCATCAACCGGATCATCACCCAGCTTTACCACTTCTTACAGGAAGAGACGCCTTACTATGATCCTCAGGGTAAGAAAACGGATAAAATCTGTACGTTCATCGCGCGCTTTCTTTCGTTAATGGGCTATATCACGATCCTCCCCGATGAAGAGGAATTTAATATCAGGCAGAAAGAGCGGAAGAAATCAAAGATCCTGAGAGACTGGATCGCTACCATCCGCACAAAAATATCCGATAATCTGAAGTGGGAAGAAACTAACGGAAAATTTAAAAGTGTCACCAACGAAATTCTTAGCCATAAGTCTTATAAGGAATATAATTCTGAAGGAGTGACTCTGGATACCCCGCTCAGTGAGTTATTCCCCAAATATTGGTAAATAAAAATTTCTTCTCTGTTTTCTATCTAACCTATTGATTCTTA